CCGTTGGGTGTTGCAGCAGTGGGGAACAGATGTCGCCCGCAAGAGTTTTCATAATGACATTTGGGTAGCAAGCGTAGAGAATCGTTTGCAGGGCATCAAGGATGATATCGTAATCACTGATTGCCGCTTTGCTAATGAAGTTCACGCTATCAAGAATGCAGGCGGCATCACACTTAGGACTCATCGCGGTGAGGATCCTTACTGGTTGCCAGTAGCTGTAAATCACAATAAAGAACTTGACACCGACATGAAGGATGTGCTGCGGAATCTACTTGAGAATGAATATAAAGTTCACGCCAGCGAATATAGTAGCGTTGGTTTAGATTATGACCATCACATCGATAACAACGGAACGATTGACTATCTACATACTCAGATAGAATCAATAATCAACCGTTAAGTCACCTCGTTTCCAAGTGACTTCTTTTTTCTTGACTACTTCAACACAGTTGAGGCAAATGGTTCGTAAATTGTTAAACGCCACATTAGTCAGATTACCGTCAATGTGAAAGACGGTCATTTGACTAGGATATAAACTTTTGAAGCCGCACAAGTCACAGTGTGGCTTTTTTTTGTATCCAGCCTTCTCCCAACTGTGTGATTGAGGTTTCTTTTTAGCCCGCTTCTTCCCGCAGCTATCGCATATACTTCGGTAATAGGTTTTACCTTTTCGGATATAGTTTATAGCTGAAAAGTTTCTATTACATTCTTTACACATGGGTCTTTTGATCATATGATTATTTATTCATTTTTACCTTTAAAGGTCAGCTAATCCGGTGTTTTTAATAATATACAATAAATAACATTAGAGCAGGTATCAAAAGTATCTGTGACAGGTGGTAAACCTCACAATCATACAAAGGAAAATTAATATGGCACTAGTATCCCCGGGCGTAGAAGTATCAGTCATTGATGAAAGTCAGTATCTTCCAGCCCCAACAAATTCAATCCCATTCATTCTGCTTGCTACAGCACAGAATAAAGCCGATCCTACTTCAACCGGTGTAGCCTCAGCAACAACCGCAGCAAATGCGGGTAAGTTGTATCGTGTCACTAGTCAGCGTGATCTTGTTACTCTATACGGTAACCCATTCTTCTATTCTACCTCAAATGGTACCCCGATTCAGGGATACGAATTGAATGAATATGGTCTATTAGCAGCGTATTCTGCTTTGGGTTCAACTAACACAATCTACACTCTTAGAGCGGACATTGACCTTGCTAGTCTTGTAGGTCAAACAGGGCGCCCAGCCGGAGCTCCAACTGACGGCACATATTGGCTAGACACTACTAGTTCAACTTGGGGAATCTATGAGTTTAACTCAACTACCGGTCAGTTTGTTCTTCAAGTTCCAATCGTAATTTCTGATTCGGATAATTTGTCAGGTGGCGTTCCACTTAACAGCATCGGTAACATTGGTGAGTATGCAGTAAATGCAATTCCAACTTACTCATTCCCGTCTGCTGCATCTGCTGGACAATTCTTCTACAAGACACCAAGTAATACTTGGGTAAGAATAGGAAGCGCCGGCTGGTTAGATTCATGGCCAACCGTACAAGGTTCTAATTCAAATCCTACACTAACTGCCGGCGATACATTAACTATTGCTGTTGGTGAATCTACGGACGTACTCGCTACTATCACAGTTGGCGCAGGAGACACGGTCAGTAATCTCGTTAATGATATTAACGCTTTCGGCTGGACTTATCTGTCTGCGGAGTCTATCGGTGGAAAACTAACAATCTACTCAAAGCAAACTGGACAATTGTACAGTGATACATCTGATCCTGAAATTATTATTTCGGGTACCGGTACTATTCTTGCTGATTTAGGAATTACAGCAGGTGTATATTATCAACCAAAACTAGCATATGGTACTTCTGCACAACAGCCACTATGGCAAGCAAGTCAAACTGTACCACATCCTACTGGTTCAGTTTGGATTAAGGTTGGCTCAGCTGGCAACGGTCTAAATGTATCAATCAGTGAATATGATAGTGTTATCGAAAGCTTTGTTGCTAAGACCGTAAATTACGGTACTAGCGATTGGGAAATGATTTACACTCTAGATTCAACTGGTGGTAAGAATATTCCAGCCGGAACAGTGTATGCACAGTATGACTATTGCACCACATCCGGAAGCAATGTTGGATATAACTTAGGTCCTGTCTATTATTGGGAAAGAATTGCAACCGGTGCTACTGTTGTAGTCGGTGAAAATACTAATCCGGAGTTTAATTCAGCTAACTTAGGCGCGGTTGGACCATACGATCTTTTCGTTCAGGTATCTGTTCCAGGATCACAATCTATTAGCACTGCATATACAATCTCTATTCCTAATAATGCAGATGCAACTGACTTCGTAACTGCATGGTCAGCGGCTGGTATCCCTAACACTACAGCAAGTGTTGGAACTTCAGGTGCAATCGTAATAACTCATACTGAGGGTGGCGTAATTCAATTGAACGATCACTTGTCAGATGGATTCTCAAATGGCGTAATCGAAGAAATTGGATTGACTCCCGGTAGCACTATCGGAGTTAAAGAAGGAACCTTCTCAGCAAGAACCTTTACAGCCGCTACAACATCAAGTCCTGGTTCAGGATGCGAAATCTCTGTAACTAATAACTACCAAACATACTGGGTCGATTCAGGTAATATCCCTACAGCCGGTAGCGGTTACTCAGTAGGTGATATTCTTACTATTGACGGCGCAGATTTAGGCGGAGAGTCCGGAACCAATGACTTATCAGTTATTGTCACTGAAGTTAGCACCGGCGCCGTTACCGGAGTTACTTATATTTCGGGTACAGGCGCTGCTACATATAGAACAATTCTTTCTAACTGGGTAGAGTTTGAAATGACCGCTAATGAAGGTGCTCCTAATACAGCTCCTGCTAACGGCACAAATTGGTTCTACTCAGTTGTTGACGAAGTTGATATTTTGGTCAACACTTCAGCAGGCTGGAGAGGATACAAGAATGTTAACTATGATAGCAATGGTTTCCCTCTACCATCAGGCGTAAATACAACTGATCCTAATGGACCAATTGTAAGCGCAAGCGAGCCAACAACTCAGAGTGACGGTACTGCACTCGTATACGGTGACATTTGGATTGATACTAGTGACCTAGAAAATTATCCAATTATCAATCGTTGGCAGTCAGTAAATGCTGAAGATGTTTGGGTAAGAATTGATAATGCTGACCAAACTAGTGCTTCAGGTGTAGTGTTTGCAGATGCTCGTTGGGCAATTAATGGTACAACAAATCCAGTAGACGATCCGATTCCAACAATCGTATCATTGCTAACAAGCAACTATTTGGATCTTGATGCTCCTGATGATGCACTTTATCCAGTAGGCATGTTGCTGTTTAACACTCGTCGTTCAGGCTACAATGTTAAGGAATTTGCAGTAAATTACTTCAATTCAACTAGCTTCCCTGATCAATCACTTCCAACAGAGAAGAACGCATGGGTTTCAGTGAGTGGGCTACAGTCAAATGGTGCTCCTTATATGGGTCGCAAGGCACAGCGTAATATGGTAGTTCAGTCACTTCGTGCAGCGATTGATAGTAACACTGCAATTCGAGATGAAGACAACTTCTTCAACTTAATTGCAACTCCGAATTATCCTGAATTGCAACCTAACATGATTGTTCTTAATGCTGACCGTGGCGAAACAGGCTTTGTCATCGGTGATACACCAATGAGACTAGCTGACAATGCTACGGAAATTCAGGCTTGGGCAACTAATGCTGCTGGTGCAACATCAACAGGTGAAGAAGGGCTAGTAACTCGTAGCACTTATATGGGTCTGTTCTATCCTTCAGGTCTAACAAACGATCTAAGCGGTAATCTTGTAGCAGTTCCCCCATCACACATGATGATTAGAACAATTCTACGCAACGATACTATTGCTTTCCCTTGGTTAGCACCTGCTGGTACTCGTCGCGGTGTCATTGACAACGCAACTGCTATCGGTTACATCGATTCAACAACTGGTGAGTTTGTGCCGATCAAGACACGAGTTGGTATCCGCGATGTACTTTATACCAATCAGATCAATCCACTTGTATTCTTTACAGGTAACGGATTGCTCAACTACGGTAACAAATCAAGCTTTAATTCACAATCAGCACTTGATAGAATTAATGTCGCAAGACTTGTTGCTTATCTCCGTCGTCAGTTGACTCTTTCTGCTCGTCCGTTCGTATTTGAACCAAACGATGCACTCACGAGACAGCAGATTTCAGGAGTTGTAGAAACACTTCTTGTGGATCTAGTTGCTAAGAGAGGCGTATATGACTATCTAGTAGTATGCGACGAATCTAACAACACTCCTGCAAGAATTGATCGAAATGAACTATGGATTGATGTTGCAATTGAACCTGTTAAGGCAATTGAATTCATCTATATTCCGGTTCGTATCTTTAATACTGGCGAATTGTCTTCTCAGGGTATCTCTAATCAAGCTACCTCAGGTGCAGCAGCTACGTCACTTTTAGGATAATGTGAAATGAAGTGAGTAGCTCGGTTGGGCTACTCACTTCACAAAGATAAATACTTATAACAGGAGAATATAAAATGGCAACAGCCTCACAATCATTGTTCAACATGACCGTAGCATCTGATAACGCAGGCGGCAACCAAGGTCTGTTGATGCCTAAGCTACAGTTTCGCTTTAGAGTCAATTTCTTGAACTTTGGGGTTGATTCCACAGGCGGTCTTAGCTTAACAAAACAAGTCATCGATTGCTCAAGACCAAACCTTTCATTCGCTGAAATTCCATTGCAGGTATATAACTCAACACTCAAGATTGCAGGTAAGCATACTTGGGCAGATATGTCTGTAAACATTCGTGACGATGCTTCAGGCACCGTTTCAAAGGCAGTTGGTCAGCAGCTACAGAAGCAACTTGACTTTGTTGAGCAGGCTTCTGCTGCAACTGGTCAGGACTATAAGTTCCAAACAAACATTGAAATTCTAGACGGTGGTAACGGTACTCTCGCTCCTACTGTACTTGAAACTTGGGAACTATATGGTTGCTTCTTGAAGTCAGCTAACTATAATACATTGAATTATGGTACATCTGAAGCCGTAACAGTCGGCTTGACTATTGCATATGACAACGCAATTCAATCACCACTAACATCTGGTGTTGGTACAAGTGTTGGCCGTGCATTCAGCGGATCAACAGGTATTGCTACAGGTATTGGTGCTCAGGGTCAACAATAATCCTAAGGATATATAATGTCACTAGGTAACTGGGCACAAAATTTCTTAAAAGACGCTGCCGGAGCCTTCTTCGGCAGCGACTACCTTAGAGACTACACCCATGCTTCTAAAACCTTTAGAACAAACAGCTATCAAAACACACCTAAACTAAAGTTTCTATTTCATACATACTTTGAAACTAATGCACAAGCATTTCCTAACAATTTCAACTATGGTTTATTAGTAAAAGATGTAAAACTTCCTTCGTTTAGTTTTGCTACCCACCAAATGAACCAGTATAATAGAAAACGCATTACTCAATCTAAAATTAAGTACGAAGCAGTAGACATAACTTTTCACGATGATAACAACGACTCCGTAAATTATCTTTGGAATAACTATTATCAATATTATTATAATGATGGAAGTAAACCTCAAAACATTTTGCAAGGTTTTAGAGGTACAACCTTAGGCGAATCGTTAAATTATGATGTTCCGCCATCACAGCAATATAATGATAGAAATATATATGAAGACTCTATAAGTGGAGATAGTGATTGGGGATTCAATGGCGGGCAAACGGATTCTGCTACTGGAAAAAAAGTTGCATTCTTTAAGAATATAACAGTATTTGGTTTTAACCAACATAACTTCACTGCTTATACATTTGTTAATCCAGTAATCACTAACTTTAACCATGACACATACAACTATGAAGATGGTAACGGTGTCATGCAAAATAAAATGACTATCGACTATGAAACTGTAGTTTACAATTATGGTAAAATGGATGGTAGAAAACCAGGAGACATTGTTACTGGATTCGGCGATGTTGCTACCTACGATAGAAATACAAGTCCAATCGCTCAGCCCGGAGCCAATGGTACGGTACTTGGTCAAGGCGGATTGGTAGATGCAGCCGGCGGCACCTTAAGAGCTTTGGGAGACGGAGATATACTAAGCGCAGTTAAGACTGCTGGCACCTTATATAACACAACTAAAAATTTAAATCTAAAGAATGTAGCAACAGCAGAATTAAATGCTATGCTTCGTAACGCTATTCAAAATACACCCAACACAAGAAATTCATTGTTTAATTTTCCTAAAGCTGGGGCAAGTCCTGGACCAATTGGT